TGGATGGAAGAGCATTCTCTGGCCTGCGAGCAGGGGAAGCTCCGACTGTTCTTCAAGAATAGGTTCCAGACCATGAGCGTGACAATCGACGCTATACGTCGATCTGGTCACCGTGGTACCTCCTGCCTGAATTGGTGGGTAAATTTTGTGATGTGGGTTAGTTCTGTTTTCAAACAGCCGGAGCGGTATCTAGACGTCAAAGTCCGATACGGGGAGGATCTCACTGGGGTGAGGCGGTGGTGGAATGGTATGTTCGAGGGCGACGACTCACTGTGCTCCATGACACCACCGATGTGCGAGGGGGATGACCTCTCGCGCATTTTCCTTAAGTTCTGGGAGGACGCTGGCTTCAATATGAAGATAGTGTTTTGTGAGAACAGGGCCACCTTCGTCGGCTGGCACATTGGATGCACGAACGGCGATTTGAATCGCTACCGCTGCCCAGAGCTGCCCAGAGCACTCGCAAACTCGGGGGTGAGTGTGTCCACGCAGGCGATCGATGTCGCCAAGTCAGCAAACCGAAAGCAGGCCAACGTACTGGCCGCAGCCTCTGCTCTTGCCCGCGCGAGCGACTTTAGCGGCATTCTGCCGACTGTGTCCGAGAAATATTTGGAGTACGCGGAGAGCCTCACGCGTTCCGACTTTGAAGATAGGGAAATGAGCATTCGCGCCTATGGAGAAGACGGGCACGGAGCGAACGAGGTAAGAGCACAGATAAGGGCCAACAACATAACCGTGACGATTCAAGACGAATTGGAGACAATGAAGGCCTTGGGCTATGACGCGACATATGATGAAATGCGCACGTTTACAGAGTATATCTGGAGTATGGAACCACACGTGCTGCAAGATTATGAGGCCTTTAGGGAGTCCCTTCCTCCTTCGTGGAGGACGGATTGATTCAGTGTGATGTGATTTAAATGCATGCTTTTGCTCACAGCATTAATTAGTAGGAGTGCTCCAGGTAAGATAACGACTTGGGGTGAGAACCACATAGCACATTTGCATTCCGGTATACCTGCCGCCGCCCGTGTGCTGCTCCTGCAGAAGGACCCAGGAGTTGGTTGTTGATTGTGGCTCCATCATTTTGATGCGGAACGTCAGTCAGCAGCCGGTGTGGACCTTATTCTTTTGCCGGTGGTGCCCAGTGCGCCGGTGGAAGCCTGGTGATGGGGACGGGACCCATCTGAGGTGAAGGCCAGTGGGGGGGGGGAGATAGGCACCCTTGAGCAGTAGCCAAGCTCACAACGCCCTCTATGCTACGAGTCGGCCCGGTCCGCGGTCGCCTGTTTGGCGGTCGACAGTGGTCATGCGCTGGTAACGGCGTGTGGTTGCAAGCCGACCTTGCGAATGCTACGGTTCCGTATGGCACACGTAACGTGCTGACGCAGCGGAATAAGCGTGCTCTATGCGCAGGCTAAAGGAGGTGATAAGGGTTTGGCGCGTCGCCCGCGAGTAGCTTGCCCTTTCGTCTTGCGTATAGACATTGTACGTTGTATCATGTTTATTCTTAGCGTCGCCTTTGTTTATAACTGGGATGCATGACAGCCTCAGCGCGCCGTTGCGTGCTGTTTCACTGAGGTGTAGCCATTTTGGCACAAGTGAACTCTGAATTCGTTGAATTCGCCCGACGATCGAACGCATTTTGCGTATGCTACACGGCCACCATGGCCCTGACAAAGAAGCAGATGAAGGCTGCTCTGAAGCGTGTGAAGAAGGACTTGAAGGTGAAGAAGAATCGCAAACCCAAGAGGGCTCAAGCGACAGTTGTACTAGCGCAGGGCACCGCAGCCTTGCCGCGTTCGAGCTTTGGCTCGAGAGTGCATACGAGGAAGCCGAACACAGCGAGTTTGGTGAAATGCTTAGATGCGCGCTTGCCCTCTACACTTGGATTGCCGAGAGCTGTAGGACCGTACACAGTCGTCAGGACTAGTACCAT